GTACCACTGCTGACTTAGGCTATTCACTAATTTGAACTTAGTACGACCACTCAACGGAACGGAGTTACGATCCGAACGAGTGGAAGTATTAAGAAAACTAGTGATCGCTTTTAGCCTAAGATGGCGTTCTTCAACTCCCCTTGTAGAGAGTCGAAGAAGAGACGTCGCTAAATGCTCGCGGAAACCAAAATCGAGGTCTACGCTCGCATGAAGCTGCCAAAGTGAGGCTAGTAAATAGCCCACTGTGTCATCTTGATAAGTTTTACTTACCTCCACCACGTTACGGACACGGTAACCTTCAATTCCGTGTCCCGCGCGGCTAGGAGTAGCTTCATCAAAGTTAGAGATGAAGCCACCGTCACCAAGGCCTTCGGGGATCATAAACCGAAAAGGTTTAGGAACCCTAGAGACAAGGTGATCAAACACATTCCGAAATCTAGCATCACATCCATAACGGAAGTTATGTCTGTGAGCGAGACGTCGGATAGCGTTTGCTAGGCGATAAATCGCTGGAACAGATAACACTCTATCTTTGAGATAGATTGGTTTTACGTCCCTTCCTGAGTAGAAATGAGCTCCGCAGCTTTCTCTAAACAATGAGTCATAATGACTCTTTTTCTCGTTTAGCTGAAAGCCGTAGAAATCAATCAACTCAGAGAACAACTCGAAGCAAGGCGCGGGGATGACAACATCGTCTCCGTACGCGCTCACATCAGCAGAGCTGATGTGTAGATATTCCGCACAGCATGAAGCAGCTGCGTAGAATATCAACGACTCTAACTGGAAAGTGAAGCCGTTCCCCATACTGGAGAACTTCTCCCATTTTCTGGTAGAGTTGCTTAGAGTGCCATAATGAGATCGACAGCAATTCAAAAGCGTAAACCATCGTTGAGGTAGTAACTCCTCAACAACGGAAGACGCAATTGAATCACTAGCAGAAGAGAGATCAATAGTCGCAAGGGAAGAGTCAATAGACCCTTTCCGAGCAAGTTCTTGATTCCTCGACTGGTAGCGTAAGTCGACCCCATACCGTCGGAGTCTATTCCCAATCATATCACCTATGGACTTTTGGAACCATAAATTGATTCCAGGTTCAACGGCGATAACTCGATTGGTGGTTGAATCCTTCGGTACAGTGATCACCTTATTCCCAACTTGAAAATTCGGAAAACCCGAATCCACAAGAACGGAAGACCAAAGAGGGTAAGCACCCTCAAGGACTTCCCAGGGAACAAGGGAGTACAGATCACGCGTAATTCCGGTTTCACACCGGAACTTCTTAGCTGGACTGGCATCTCTCCGCTTGATTAGCGTCGAGGCACCAGGACCCCAGTTAGGCATAGAGAAGAACTCATCTGCTGAAAAGTCGCCTAAGATCTTAGCAATTTTACGAATGACTGCATTGTGCAGCCAAACGACTCGACCGGTGAATTTACGGTCGAGCTGTAAGTTCCGAAAGCGACGATTCGTCTCCTTGCAAAGAAGTTCGAATTTCTCAAACTTCTCGAGAGCGACCTTGTCCAGGTCATAATTAAGGGTTAACCCCTTAAACTTTGACAAGAACTTGGTAGCCGCATAGGAGTCCCTAAGTGTGACAAGATCATTGTAACACTTCGGATCGAACTCGAGCTTTGCTAGCTGCTCATGCTCTCCATTTCTGAAGAGGATGGCAACTGATAAAGCCCGGGGACAGTCCAGGGCAGATAAGAACGACTCTATTGCCTGAGGAGTTAAATCCTCAGGAACGCGGTGGCTTGAGATTCCTTTATGGAATCTACCGCCATACTTCTTAGAAGACATGGCAACCTCCTAGAGTTAATGCTAAGAAAGTGTACTTGTTAGTACACCGTTTCGAACGTAGTCACCGCCGTCTCCAGCGGTACCCCGGTAGAATCTGTCGGGGACCCGTCGGAAGCGTTGATGGTACGTGCGAACAGAGAGGCCACTTTACTGAACAGAGCTTGACGCTCCGCCAGGGTGGATCTCTCCGGAAGCATGAACTCCATGACACACGTACAGTCGTAGGCCTTTGTCGGAGCCGGCTGAATACCGGTCATCGTCGAAGGGCTCGTCTGTTCGAGCGTCGGGAGGACAAGCTTTACGGTAACTTTGTAGATGCGGCTCGCCTTAGTAGGCGGACGCACCGACATCGTTAACCGAGGGTAACCAATGGCGATTCCGCCAGAACGGTCTACCCATGCCGCGATCCCTTGGGAATTAATCCCTTCGGGGTTCAGGGTTGAGTCCACCGAAACAGTCGCCGACGTCGTAAGACGAGCGAGCGAATGATCGATGATACTCGACAGCTTCACTGCCGCGAGAGCGGACATGTGACTTTACCTCTTAAGAAGTGGTTGGGTCTGTTGCCTCAATTACCTACGAAAGAAAGTACCAAGTAGAGCGATAGCATTCCAGGCATGGACAACAGAATGAAAGGGATTCTTAAAGCGAGGAAATGTTTGGCTCGGAAAGTCTCCTAATTTGAGACGATCGAACTTCACATCTTCAAGCTTAAGCCCTGACTTCTGAGTCCAAAACCCGGCGTTATTGCCTACATTGATACCATCGTAGTCAACAGACATATCCGTCCACATCTTTGTAAACTGAGTTTGATAACCGGTATGAAAGGTTAACCCATCCCAAGCCGATAAGGCTTCAAGATAGGGACCAATACCGATCATCCAATCAGCTACAAAGCTGAACGGGAGTATCTCCCAAGCGAGGTTCAAGGGATTTGTGAAACCCGTTTGAGCGAGGAACGATAGCATAGGTGACTCCATACTAAACACAACACCAATCCTTGCATTAGTAACGGTGCGGCGTCTTTCGATGCCTTTACCGGGACCAATGGTCGGACTAGTGTAAGTGTCGAATGTGGAATTCACCGATTCTACCGCTTTCCCTCGCCCGACGACCCGACGAAGAGTTGGACTCCCTACATTCAAATTCTGTAGAGATTCCATCACGCCCTCAATATCCATTAAGAGTGGCTTCCAACCGTATTGGAGTTCTAGCCAGTTTTCGGCTAGATCCTTCTTTCGGCTAGGAGTACCCTTAGGGATTTTGGTTAGGCGTGTTCTTCCGGCTGTCAGGTGATTAATAGCCCCTGCAAAGTTTCCTCTGCGGAGGTTAGTAATTGAGCCTATGAACCTGTTACAAGTTACCGCAACAAGTTCAGTAAGCTGGGTTACCTGGGCGGCGTCTTGAGCTAAGTTTGCACTTATATCAAGGTTAGCCTCCTGGATAACTTTTCTGATAGCCATATTCCTTGCCGTTGGAATGTGAGACGGCAAGTTGGGTCCCGGAAGGTTAGTCCGCCATGAATGAATCTCCGTATGATAACTACCATTCGATGGTACGAATGAGTGGTTAAAATCGTGATTCTCCATGGTCAGCCGAATGGTACAGCTGTAGTTATTAACTGGCAGCTGTGACTTCTTCAGCTTACCGAATCCTGGTGTCGGGTTAGGTGTCCACTCACGATATTTAATAATTTCGTTCGTAGACCCTATACTCAACGTATAACCGGCCGTAGGTCCATCATAATTTTCGATGACTGATTTATAGCCACCGAATATGATAACCGGGCTAGTTACACTTGGCACTAGGAGTCGGAAAGACTTACCTCTCGGCATCCACGGTGATCGACTACTGTGGATGGTCGCTCGTCTGGCACTTTGCACAGCCGAGCGGAACTGTGGATCAGACCCGCGAACGGTAACGTTTACCTCGCCCCTCTTATTAGGAGGGAGGAAGTATACACCCCGAACGCGAATAAGAACCACGCGTGTAGGAGTAGGGAATTGCCGATGATAAGCGAGAAAAACGGACAGCTTATGTGAGGGACGAAGGTACACTCGAGTGGAATATTCAAATGAAGAAAGGCCCGCAAGGGCCATCTCATTTGAATTCCAAACGACCGTGCCACCATCTCTAACAACAAGCTGAACTACTTCTCGAGTTTCATCGGGTAACCCATTAACATCCTGACGCTGGGCCAGCAAGCCCCAGTCCTCTGGATGCGCCATTATGTATGGTGACCTCTGAAAAGAGGGTGAAATAATCATGGGGTTTTAACCCCCATGACACCATACACTCCAGCGCTGCTGGAGCCCATAACTATCATGACAGGATGAGAGTACGGATAAACCCGAGGACCCATGCGAAAAGCTCGTCTGAGAAAAAATCCCAGATAAACTTAAACGCATCGGTAACTTGAGTAATGTCCATGCAAACCTCCTGTCGTCTTCGTTATGGGGTGCCCGGTAACCGGGCCAGAGCATATCCCGCGAAGAACTAAAAGCAAAGGATCGAAGAGACGGGTTTAGCCCGTCTCTCGTACCTACGCTTTTGTGATACTTATTCCGGCGGTAGGTGAGCCAGGTCCCTCAGTGTTGTGACGGCGGCAGCGAGCTCTTCATTACTCATGCTAGAAGCATCTTTTCGAAGCATATCCGTAGAGAGGCCGTGCTTTCGCACAGCCACTTTTAGGTACGCATCGAATTGAGCTTGAAGCAGGGTTCTGAAAAACCCGTTTCCACCCTCACTCGCTTTGGTAGCCAAGCAGCCTCCTCGAAGTAAGTTTCACTCAACCTCCAGGCGTAACATGAGGTCCTTCTGAATAGCGAAAGCGAACAGGAGTTCTTCCTCGGACATATTTTCAAGCCTAGTCCAGAGTACCTTCTCAGGAATGATAGATTTCTCTACCAGACCTTCGAGATAGCACTCTAGGTAAGCGTGAAGTATGCCTCGGAACACTCCTCGATCGCGAACGTCACTCGGAGGGATTCTCACGATATTCCTTTCGGTTGGGTTCGGAGCG